GCCGCGGCCAGCAGTTTCAGGTTATCGATCATTGTGGAGAACTTGCCTTCGGTAGTCTCACTAATCCGTTCCATCATCCCGCCGAACTGAGATCCCTCCTCAGTTAGCCGTTTGACCGCCGCCTGGACCTCGGCGAACCCCACTTTCCCTTGGGCTACCAGATCTCTGATCTGTTCCTGTGGTACTCCCATCACCTCGCCCAGTGCCCGGAAGATCGGCACGCCGGCGTTGATGAATTGATACATGTCCTGCATCTGGGCTCGGCCTTGAGCCGCCACCTGGCCGTATGCCCTGGAAAGATTGATCAGTTCCTGGGCCTGTCCGCCAGATGCGTCTCCCAACCGTTTCAGCGTAGGAATGATGTCGGCAGCCGCTATGCCATATCCCAACAACAGTTTGGTAGCCTGTTCGATGTCTGCGGTTTCCAACGGTGTGAGCGCAGCAAACTCGCGCAATTGGGTGATCAGAACCCGTGCTTTCTCGGTGGACTGCAGCATAACTCCGAACTTGACCTCGGTCGTCTCGAAGGATGCCGCCAGTTTCACGGATTCCGTTACCGCCATCTTGAGAACATTTGTGAGCTGGGAAATAGCCCTCTGAGCGAGGTTCGCTCCGAGGAACGCTTTAAACATGGTGCCGACGGAACTGCCGGCGCCTGATGCCGACCGGGTAAGACCGTCCAGATCCCTGCTGGTAGACCGGATCCCCTCACCTTTTGCTCTGACCACCAGGGTCTTAATGTCCGTCGCCATTCTGAATCCTTTCAGTTATGACCTCTCCGGCAGCAATCTCCATTCCGATCAGAACCTCAATTTCCCAGGGTTCGAACTCAGCTCCGGTCAGCCGACAGTACGCTTCAATCTCCGCATAGGGAATCGAGCTGCCTCTATACAACCTCCAGAAATGCCGCCACAATCGCTCCCCTCCTTGCGGGACCTGCACACTGTCCAGTCTGGGATCATGGTATCCGGTGGACTTTTCTACCTGACTCAGATGATCCTTCAGCGATCCTTGCCCTTGTTTCATCGGCAAGGTCAATCTCATCTCCGCCTGTACCGCAGCGGATAGATCCTCAATTACTTGTTTGGTACAGGCGGTTTGAAGTTTTTTCTTTGTGCCACAAACGAAGATACCTGTTCCCGCAGGAACGGTACCTGGGTCATCAGCATCCTGACGTTCTCCGGAGTGTAGGCTAACTCTTTGCCATCCCAGATTACGTCATTCCACCCGAGGAACGCTTCGCTACAGAACTGGATATCCGCATCGGTCGTTACGAAATCGTCCTCCGGTTTACGTCCCGTAGCGCCGGCGAACACATTTTTGGAGTACTCTCGAGTCTTTCGGTCCTGCGCCCTGGCCAATTGCCGACTATCGATCCCCCGCAGGAAAAACGTACAGCCGATCTCGTTGCCGTCGAAATCCAAAGGTTTGAACGGGATCCCCTCCTCGGCCAGAGACACGGTGTCCAATGATTTCAGATCTTTCATACCACCTCCGGTGTTTTCGGTTTGATTTTTCTCTGTCTGACTCAATAGGTTGCCAAATCTTTTCACGGAGATCGCCTTCTGCGTTATGCCGGGATGTACTCCCAAATCGCCGTGCAATCTTCGGTGCTGTCATACAGAGCACTAAACGGCATAGCCAGGATGATGTTGTTCTCCGTCAGGTTCTTCTCCGCATCGGTATACTTGATCCTCGGCAGGCTCAGTCGATACGAATTTCCGGCCAGGTCGGTCATGGTGATCTCCAGACTGGATTCCGTTTCGTTCAGGAACTTGTTCAGCATCGTCTCGTCTTCGAAGAACACGCTGACCCGTCCAGTGATCCTGCACCGTCCTACTCCCATCCGGTAAGCGGATTGGGTGAACAACGGAAACAGCGCCTCAAGTCCGTTGGCAAGAGACATCGAGAAATCGGTAACCACTGAAGTTGCAGCCCCCGCTTCTTTCATGCTCCCGATGAAACTGTCCATCGGATCGGTGGTAGGCGCCGGATCCGGTGAGGCATCAAGGGGGGTCCCGCTCATGGCCTCTGCTTCTTTGGCCAGGAACGCGAGCTCACCGGTCACGATCCCATTAAACGGTGCATTCAAGCTCATGGAGTTTACCATGCACCCCGTCATAACCTGATACTTGGAAATATCGACAAACCCCTCTTCGAAGGTGAAGAACTTGCTGGTCACCCCGGATTTCATGATCTTGCGGGTAGTGGTCGCAGATTCGTCTCCGGTACCAGTCTCAGTCACCAGACCCGTAGCAGTGGCACAGGTGATGACGGTAGCTGTCACATCGGAGGCGACGAACGTGTCGTTATTCTCGGGGTTCGTAAACCCTCCGAATGTGACCTTATCCCCCACCTTCACCCCATCGTCGATCCAAGAACCAGTGCTTCGAGTGAACGTTTTGGCAGTGGCATCCACGTCGATGGTCAGTTCGGTCAGGTTATAAGCCACCGCCAGAGAAGAGAAGAATGCAGCTTCAATCATGTCGTCTTGACTTCCGAATGAGAGCTCGAAGGGGACCGTCATCTGCCCCTGCTTGGTTCCCAATCTGAGCGATGGGATCGCCCGATCGGACCGGAACTCTCCCGATTCGATTGAACTGCGTACAACCCGGATTCCACTACCTCCGGTGTTCCGTAGAGTCTTCATTTCTGGGGTACCCGGTGTGACTCCCCACGTTGATTCGGCTACATATACCAGTTGCCTTCTTGAACCCTCTGCCATATTCGCCTCCTTACGGCGCTCTGTCTGCGCGATAATATATGCTCACCGGAACCCTCCACCGGGTCCCGTCTTTCAGTCCCGGCCCCGGACCGGAACTCTCGATAACGACGTTGACTCCGTCAGCCGTTACCACTTGCCCCCTGGGAAACAGATCGATCACTGCCTGAACCGCGGTATCAGTCTCCGCTACTCCGTCACCTTCCCGGCCGACGACGGTCACCTGAAATATCCCCACGTGCCGGTTATACCCTCCAACTCCGTAGCTTGCCTGGGTTGGCTGAGCCGGCAACATCATCGTTTCCAGGTACACCCCCTCCGGAGGATCCTGCTCCACGTTCTCCCAGGCGATCGTGTATCCAGCGATCGTGTTCATTCGGGTATTCAACGCCTTGCGGATCGGATCGCTCATAAGCTTTTCACCGCCTCGTCGACGAACCGTTGATATTCAGCCAGGGTGATCCTGACCATTCCTGCCGGCGCCTGATGCGAGCTTCCGTATTCCAGGGGAAGGATATAGGGGACGTTGTTCGTCAAGTACACATATCCGTCTCCCGGAAATGTCGCGACTACCGCAGCAGCTTCACTGGCCGGAGCTCCTCCCCCTACTTTGGTCTTGCGGTCAATTTCGCTGGCGGCAGGACCTCCCAGTGTCGTTTGCCAGTTCCCTCTGGCCCTTCCGGTATCCACTGGCGTGCGCAAAATGACGCGAACGAATACATCGAGCATGATCTTCCGGACCACCGTCTTCAGATCCAGTTTCGATTTTTCAACGAACTTCGAGATATCCAACGCAAAGTCGCTCATCGTCTCACCTGCACGGTTGTCAGAATCACTACACCGCCGGGGGCCACGTGAGTCACGCCGACCACCCCATACGAATTACCCAGCACAGTGAACCTGTCCTGCGGATCCACATCAAAGTTCCCAGCGATGTGAATCTTCAAGTCGCCTCGCATCACGGTCTTGCCGTCGATCTCTCCAGCCTTGTACTCCTCGATCACGGCTTTCACCGTGCTGCTCGTCTCAGTCGTTGATACCCCTCCCGTGTTTGGATCAAACGGTCCTCTGGATACAGATACCCACGTGATGGAAGCTCCGTATCGATCGATCTGGCTGACGGCCATACTGGCCAGAGGGCCATAGTCGAAGCCCATCTACTTCTTCTTCCTCTTCCCGCTCGGTTTGATATGGATGTGCTTGTAGGCTTCGTATCTGCGCTTCGCGGCCTTACTCCTGTAGGTCCGCGTGCCACCCTTGCATTTCGCTCGTACTTTTGCCATCTCTATACCCTCGCAATCCTTACTCCACCTCCGGATCCCCCTGACAGCAACCGCCCGAGGATCTCGTCCACAAAACGGTAGATGGTGCCGGCAGGTGCCGATTCGGAGTACTCGGTCTCGATCGGCCCCACTTTGACCCGTCGTATCGCTCCGCCGCGGTCTTGATCGTCAAGAAGCTTGTCATTTAAGGCCCGCAAGGCCAGCTCGCACGTCGCGTACTTGAGATCGTTGGGGATCTCCCCATCCAGCCAGTAGCCGTTGTCGTCCTCCACGTCGTAACGCGGCCATTCCAGGGCCTGGGCCTCCGACCCACGGTAGCCCAGGAAACGGCTCCGATAGTGGTTGTCCAAATATTGAGTGGCGCGGATGATGGCTGCCTCTTTGACTGCATCGTCCCCGATCCAATCGGAATTCGCGCGGTCGG